ATCAACTTCATCCTCTACATAATCAGGAATAATACCAATTAATCGAGTATCCTTAACACCAACATTATCATAGGTAAAAATTAAACCAGGGTCAGGATCAGAACAGTCATAACAAACACCCTCAAAAGACGCCCAACAACAACCGGCAATAATACAACTATAATAATTATCCTTAGAAGAACAGTCAACTTCACCACTTCCAGGTTCGCCTAAAGAAATAAAATCGATTGCTACAGGATATCGCCCATAAATCTCATGGAGAACACCAAAGGTTTCATAATCAGCTTGATTGGCAACATCCCAAAAACATTTATCATTTTCAGCGCTGAAATCATACCAATCTTCTTCACCATACTCGCGATACATTATAGTAAAATAATTCAAATCTAAATCAAAAGTCAGCTTATATTCATGCCAAACATTATCAGGAATACCCAAAGGGTCTTGATAAGTCCAATTAATACCAGCAGGCATTGTCCCAATAGAAGTTTCACCGTGACCCAACTCTGAACAACTAAATTGCCTACCAGAATAACCAAGAGCAGAATAAGCATTACCTGGCGCATTTGAAGTATAACGATAAATACCAAAAGATTTAACAAATTCACCAGTTATCGAATTAATACCAATATACTTATTATTTGTTGAATTAGCGATATAACCAAGACGAAGTTCTACTATGCCGGACAACCCAGCAGTATCAGATGAAAAATCTTCACCTTGCCAGTCAGCCTGCTGGTTAGATGAGTTAGTAGTATATACATGCCAACCAGTAGAACCAGCAAATTGATTAGCTGAAATCAAAAAATGAGCAGTTCCACCAGACCAGTCTTCATGATTACGAATATCACCCAATTCATAACCCTGTTCTTCACTAAAATCGATATGATAAGAAGGTATCACACCATTAGCAAACATCCGGACAGGCGCAAAAAGCATTAAGAGAACCAAGACTGAAGTTATAATATATTTTTTCATATGTCTTTACTACTTAAGGCAATTGAGATGATGAAAGATTACTGCTAAGGTAAAAAAAGTTTTTTTTCACATCTCAATTGCCCTTAGCAGTAAAAACTCACAAGGATTTTATTTGTTTCTTCCGATATACTTGCGAATCAGTCTGACAATGAAGAACAAACCGATCAAAGAAGCAACTAAAGTCAACAGCAAAGGAAGGTTATCCCATAACACCTCAGCAATATCATCAAGAACACCTTCAATGGCAGTTCCGGCTAACTCCGGATAAGTAGGATCTTCAGCATAAGCAAACCCACCAACAAACATCAAACCAACCATTACAGCAAGAGAAGCAAATATAACTTTTTTCATCTTTTTTTTCATGTTAATTATATCAACGACATACGACCTTTACCTGCCCAAAGCCTTGAAAAGAATCCAGGCAATAAAACCTGAAAAAATTCCAAAGGCAAACGCAGTTATAAAAAATTGAACCGAACCATGATCTTCAAGAATAAACATATTATCTTCCAAAATACTTTTGTATTACTGTTATAACAACCATAAACAGAACGAAAGGAAACACAAAAAATATCAATAATTCACTAAATAATTTGAAACCTATCTCCGCCATAATATTAAGCCTACGGTTAATATAAAAATTAAAATCCCCATTGAATAAACAAATGGGGAAACATCGACAAAACAAGTCCAGGTATCCATACCGGTATCCGTAGCAAATTCACAAATTGGGCTGATATGCATAAAAGTATACTTAGAGAGGCGCACAGGCGAACCCATACGCCTTCTCTAACTTAATTATCGCTGATCAAGAAAAGTTTGTCAAGTGGGGATTATTCTTCCGGACGAACATCCGGCAGCTCAACTATCTCAGAAACATGATACCTTGAAAGCTGAATTCTTCTTTCAACCCCAGACTTGGACTTAACCACAAAACTCAGAAAACCATTTTCTTCTGAATATCTGTCAGTCCAATACTTTCTTTTATCGCGAGTAGTGATGATATACATATTATTTTATTATTTTCGCTGATTTTAATACTTTTTCGACCTTTAATTACGCTTTACTATACTTCAGGATGTTCACTTATACTTATAGATACAAGGGAAGGGGGCGCGCGAACAGATATCGACTCAAAGAAAACCATCTCATACTCACTCAACCAGTCAAAAGAACCACAAGAAGGACACTTAAAACGATACTCATCCGGAAGAACAGCATTATAGAAAGAACCGAAGGCAATAACATTACGACTGCCCCTAAAGGCGATATTAAAATCGCCTTTCAATGAATCCTCATCTAAACCACGAATAACCGGGCATTTAAGGAAATACTTAAACAGATGCCTTGCTGAATTATAAGACGATATCTTTTCACGGCGAATATCTACAATATAAGACCCTTGAGAAACACGCAACCAATCAGACCTCAACTGAGCCTGAGGGATATATCTTGAATCAACAAGCATATGAACATGCAAATTCCAACCTGCCTCATCAGAAACATGCTTACACTCAATTACTGCCAAACCACCCCTGACATCCCGGAAAACAGACAAACGACGCATTTTCTTTATATCCTTAGAAACACGAGCAACCTTAGAAGAAGTCAAATACTTAAAATTCTTATATGTTAAAGTAATCTGAGTCAAACGATACTTTTTAACTGAAGTTATTAAAGGAACATACTTAGCAAGTAAACGAAGATAGTTTCTTTTCTTACATACCGGACATAAACGACTCCCACAATATAATGGAAATTTATGTTGAAAGCCACAACGCCGACAATAAATTGTTATATATTGGTGATCTTCCATGATGAAATTATTTTTTCCCGGGGGGTTCATACATACACCCCCCGGGAAAAGTTAACGGTGAGAAACAACAGGCTTTTTATAATAAGAACACTTAGGATCAGAACAAAATCTTTCAACATGTTCTAAGGGGAATTCGCCGGACTCACGAATCACCTGAGAAGTATTAAAAATAAGACAGTCTTTCTTTCTGATAAAAAAGAAACCAGGAAGAACACCATGATACTCAGGCTGTAATTCGTTATATGGACGAATCTTTAATTCACGAGTCAAACACAAACCCCAAATCTTTTTAACAGGAGGAAGATTCTGACCACCACGCCGAGAGCCGAAAGGCTTACTGACATAATGAGCCTTAAACATACGACGGCGCACATCAAGATGAAGATCATGAAACTCCTGAGCAGTAGAGTAAATATGGACACCCTGCTTAGCGCCCTGACGCAACCAACGATTCACACGACGAGGCAAAGGTTCTTTTTTCAAAGAGGAAAAATCCGAGCTAATCTCATCCCAAACAATATCAACACCATTTAGACCTAACAACTCACGATAATCATACCAATAAACAATAAACTCTGAATTCAACTTATAAAACTCATCTGAGAAAACTAAATTACTGTATATCTGCCGGACAAAACCATACTTCTTCTTCCACTTCCTATTACGATAAACTAAATCCTGAATTTTTTTCGCTAACATCAATGACTTGCCACTACTTTCTAAACCTGTATATATTATTTTCATATTAACCCCAGATATAAAAGGGCATTGTTAAACTCTTATACAACACATAAGCGAACAAAAGGACAGCAAGCAAAGAAACCAAAATAGCCAAACGAGTTTCAGCCCTGTCATTATCCCTTCCTCTTTTAAAATACTGCTTAAAAGTTTCATTAGGATCTTTATTATTCATATTATTTTATTAAATTAATTATTATACTTTACGCGTAAAAGTGCGCCATACCCAATGAATCAACAAAATTGAACCAAACATAACTTCTAAAGTTAACCAAATAGAAAAAAAAGAAAGCATTAACTCAACCGGAAGAACAAAATCCCACTTCCACAACTCAGACAATAAAAAATACAAACCTGACTCAAACTGATCAGGCAAAGGAATACTACCAAATAACGCAAAAACCAAAACAAAAAAGAAAAGAGCAATTCCAACCGAAAAAGCTATCCGGACAAGAGGATTATCTAACAAAGCATCTAAACCTGGTATTGGAATTATTGGCATAAAATTTACGCTTTAGCTAACGAAACACGACGAATAAAAGCCTTCACACGATGAAACACCACGAAAACAAAACTTACAGCAATGATCATGGTCAAAATAGAACGAGCCAAAGGAAAAAACGAATTGATATTCTCATCCTCAACCAACGAAGCTATCGGAAACATATCAACACCTTCCTCAAATCCAGCCACAGAAATCATCAACGAGGGATAAGAAAGGTCTTTATTAACTTCAGACTTAACCTGATTATAAATATCACTTATTCCAAAAAACCAAGAAAAAGGAAAAGACTGTTTAATTGTATTAACAACACCTGAAATCCAATCACTTATCATATCAACCCCTGACTGAACCCACGAAGGCAAATCATAACCAAAATCTTCCTCATGATAAGATAATTCCGACCCATCCCAATAAACATCCATATAATCCATAGACTTCAATGACCTTGAATAATAGACACACCCACCCTCAACCTCTTCAGAACCCCAAGAACAAGGCTGATCCTGAAGAATTGTATACTTCATCATCAAAATATTCTTTCCAGCATCACCAGCACCCTGATTCAACAAATCAAGATCAACCGTTATAACCTCATTAACACGAGTAAATCTTTCACCTATAAAAACATTATAAGGATCATCCCTTAAATCCAATGTATCATATTCACCAGTTAACTGATTCCAAACCAATAATTCTCTTTCTTCCACTTCCAAATGACCCGGACAGTCTTCATCCAAATAAGGACACCAACCATAAAAATTAGTAGAAAAATACATATCAACTTCATCCTCTACATAATCAGGAATAATACCAATTAATCGAGTATCCTTAACACCAACATTATCATAGGTAAAAATTAAACCAGGATCAGGATCAGAACAGTCATAACAAACACCCTCAAAAGACGCCCAACAACAACCGGCAATAATACAACTATAATAATTATCCTTAGAAGAACAG